GTTTTTTCGCCTATTAACATTCGAGGAATTATACCGTTGTCGTAAGCTTCATTTGCTTTTTGTACAGCATTAACGTGACTCCACACATTATGCCCCATTAAAATAGCATAACTAAAACTATCCCAACTAGTTTTACCAATCTTGTTAACTTTGTTTGCATCACCAAGTGTTACCCAATATTTAGGTTCATTTAAGTATAATGGATCTGTAAATAGTTTAGCATGATCGATCTTATCGTTATTAACTTCTGTCCAATTAGGTACACCGTGACCGTATATGCAAATATCTTTAATTTCTACTTGGTCAATTAATGGACTTGGATCAAACACGTTAAAAATACCATCTTGTATTACTGCATCTTTAAATAGTCTAGAATCCTGTGCATATTTTTTATCGTCAACGCTTGGCACCATTCGATATACCCATTTAGATCTATCGTCTAATTCAGTAGTAATATACACCTGTCCATTTGCAGTAGCTAAAAACGGACTAGCACAGTCATAACTAATAGTAAAACTAGGATTAATATGTTTACGAACTGCTCGTTGTACATCAGTTAAAAAGCACGCCCATTCTAATTTACTGGTTCCTAAGAAATGCATCCAATCATGTTTGCCTTCTTGTAACAAGTTGTCAAATTTTAATGTTACTACACGTTTAAGTACTAGTTCGGCATCACACATATTTTGACCACCCATTGACCACCCGTTAAAGTGTGTATCTGGATATATAGCAGGATCACAAAAGTCTTTCATCTTACTATACCAATCGTCAGCTTGTGTATGGGTTTCACCTTGTAATACGTTTAAGAATTTACAGTTACCATTGCGGTGTTTCATAAAGTATTCATTGTTATAAATTGTAGCATCAACTGCTTCGTCATAACTTGTAATACCAGTTGCAAGTTTACCTGCAGGACTTCGTTCGACCCATGCCGGAATATCAAGTACCATACCGTAATCCATTAACGCATCCATCCACGCTAACACTTGCTCTCTTTTCTTTTGAGCAGCATCTAAACGAGCTTGATACAGTTTAACGTGATCAATTTTAGTAGTTTTAGGAACACCTTTTTTGTTAACTACTGGGGTTCCTGTTGAGTCAAGTACAGGAACAGTTTCAATACCTTTAGCAATGCAATCAGCCATGGTTGTTTGTACTATTGCACTGTTAGGATCTCTCCATTCGCCTTCCCATACGCCTTTACCAATCTGAAAACCGCCCGAGTCACCTAATACCCAACTAGTGCTTCTATCTCTATTACGAAACATGTCTTCGCTTTCGTCAGGCTTAGTCAAGTCTAAGTTTGCATGCCCTGCTGAATACAAACACCATCTGTAATAAAATTCACCTTTTTCTGGTTCTAAGTAATTAAGACCTTCTACGCCTGCTTTAAATGATGCAGGAATACGTGAAGGTTCAACATAATTGCCGTAACGTTGTTTTCCGACAAACGTCGAGTAAAAACCCGACGTTGCTGGTAGGAATACAGCATAATCATTCTGTGTTGCTGTTAAGTTCCGATTCATCTTCTTCCTGTTCTGGGGTTAATAACTTACTAAGTAACGTTTTAGTAACTTGTAATTCAGTTTCTAATTGTGTAATTCTGTTAGCTGCACTTACAAACTGCGGACTTGCAGTAACATGTCCAACTATATGCGAATTAACAGTGTAATTTGTATATGGGTTTCGATTATACTCTTCAAGTGTGGTTAATCTTGATTCAAGTCCTTGCACACGTTGTTTTATGTATTCGTAATCAACATAAAACTGTTCAAACGGTCCTGGCATAGCATAAGATGGCATATCTAATTGCGCTAACATTGTTAGTTTATCAACTGACGATTTAATGCTCTCGTTGTCGTTTACATATATGATATCTAATAATTTTAATGCTTTTCTAATGTCTATCATTATTTTGTATATGCTGGAATAGTGTAGTTATAAACTGCAATACCACTGTCAACTATAATTTGTAACGAACCTTGATCTGAAACTTTCATAGTTAAGTTACCATTTAAGTTTAAAATACTTAAAATTGGAGTAATTGGCCATGACCATGTATTTTTTAATGTAGTATTAATGTTATGATGGAATACAAATGAGCCTGCGTGTGTACTAGCATCACCAAATCTAAATACTAAGTCGTTATCAACTGTTACTAGTTGAAATACAGTTTCTTCAGTATGTGCAGCAGCTTGATGTTTTAATCTTTGAATACTTACACCTGTTGGAATAAAATCTAAATCATACACTATTTCTACTTTAAGTTTTGGTCTTTTTACTTTTGCACTAACGATTTCTTCATTCATAAATCTATAATCATTTTCATAATCACCAGTTGCATTAGTAAAGTGTAACCCTGTTGGGATTTTTACACTATCTCTAGTTTCTTGTACAACTTTAATAGTTGCATCAGTTTTATATTCTGGACATTTAAGATGTAAGTCTAATTTGTTTAAATTTGGCATACCAAAGATGCATGGTTCAAGACCGTTAACTGGCGTATGTGTAGTTGCGTACAGCATTACTGATCTATCTTCTGCTACTGATTCGATCACTGCATTTTCTGCAGTTGCAGTTACTTTAACTAATGGTAAAACGGTTAATGTATGTGTATGTGCTACTAAATCTTGTAAAAAGTCTTTCATGTATATCTCCTAGTTTTATATATTATATTATATTTGTATCAATTTGTCAATAAGTAGTTTATTCAAATTCAAATAAACTGTTAAATGTGTTTCTATCTGAAGTATCAGCTAATTTCCAGTTCAAAATGCCAATCAAGTTATCAAGTTTGTTATCAATAATAGTATCTTCCATTCCATTATGATCAAATGGTAGGTTTTTAAACCATTGCGGTAAGCGTAATTCATCTACTGGGTACGCAACACTTGTAAACCCTAATGGGTTTTGTTTAAGTTTACATACAATTACCTTTGCACCGTCTGTAATAGACATTGAATACTTGTCATCATACATACGTTTTAGTGTATTCCAGTTTAAACTTGCTCTAACATGTCCGGGCATATTAACTTTGCCTTGTTTAGCTTCTTTTTCTAAATAAGACGTAATGCTATTAGCGCGTTTAGGCGAACCTTTTTCCCATCCTGGTCTAGCTTTAAACGATATCCTAAACTTACTGATGTAATCTAGTACATGCTGTTCAGTATCACCTTTCAATACCATCTCTAATACGTTGGCTAAGAAGTCTTGAATAAATTCAGGTGTATCACTACGTTTTAAATCTAATCCCATAGCTTTAATTTCACCTTCTTTACCATGTGTATCCTTACGTTTACCTTCCTTATCGTATACTAGTACTGCATAACGTTTTTTAGTAATGAATAAGCTCTTACTACCAACAATCTCACGACCAGCTTTAATTACTTCACCACGTGATTTAGGGCAATGAAATGCATCAAGCATGAACTGTTGGAATGTACCATTAACTTGATCACTAATTTGATCATATAATTGAACAACAGTTTCCTTAGACCATGGTAAACTACCATTATCTATTTCACGTTTAAGTGTAGGATACGCTGAAAAGTAACAAGAGTCAGTGTCACCGTAAATAATAGACTTACCTGTGTGATTGTATTCGCCGGTTATAATCTCATTTACTTTAGCTGCCATGTGTTTAGCAATTTGTCTACCAGTTAACGTAGTTGATTGCCCAATACGTTTATCAAAGAACCTACATCCAGGATTAAGAATAGCACCATATAAACTATTTAGGTTAATCTTCTTAACCAGCTGACGTTTATCCCAGTATTCTTCTTCAATCTTATTACCTGCATTAATAGCTTCTTTTAGCTTTTTCTGCATATCCTTACGTTCTGCATACCATCGCTTTAGTAATCCAGGAATAATACCTTCTGTTTCATATGAAAAGATAGTTCCATTAGCTGACATAACCCATGGCTGATTACTTTCAAATATCAATCTGTATACTTCAGCAGCACTTAATATATCAGTATCGCCATTTTCCCAGTCAATTGTAATATCAGTACCTATTTCTTCATTCATAACAGACGTATATTCAAGTGTACCAAACAACCCTTCCCATGCAGAAGCAAACGATTTACCTTTAGCTAGTTGTAAGCCTATGTATTCGTCAGTTACGATTGGTCTTAGTTGTCCTACAATAGTCTCCGGACCCATATTTAATGCTCTAATGGCACTTGGATACAGAGAGTTAATATCTAGCGAGCCAATCCAGTCATGAATTCCTTCTTTAGGATACGCAACATACGCACCTGCAGCTTGAATTGGTTCTGCTTTACCTTTTCTGTTAGGTACAACAAACCCTCTGTGATGTGATTCGTTAATAATTGCTTGTTCTGTTACAGCAACCGCACCCATAGTAGTTTGTAGTAATACAGTGTTCTCGTGTGCAAGTGTATTAGCTAAGTCAATAAACTTTAATTTTGTATCAAGTCTGTGTAATAGCATAGTATCTTGACGGTTGTACTCAATAAACGTTCTAAAGTCATTGTTGTATAACTGATCAAGCGTACCTTCGTACTGTGTTTTACGATCACCTAACTCATATTCAGCAATAGCATCAAGTCTAAAACTATGTCTTTCTTCATATGTGTACTTTTGATATAATTGTAAACTATCTAAATGCACACGTCCTACAAAGTCGTATGTTACTGCAGCTTTGCCGTACTTTTCATATTCACGTCTTTTTGGTAATTGATTAAACAAGCAGAATCTGCGTGTATCATCTTTTGATAGAACTTTTGTAACACGATTTACAGTGTATGGTATATCAAATCCTTCACTATTCCATCCGCTAATAATATCAGCATCTTCAAGCAGTGTTAAAAATGTATCTAACATCTCTGCTTCTGTGTTAAAAAGAATAGTATTTGGAATATCTCTAATTTGTTCTTTAGCTTGATCCATAGTTAATGTCTTTGGAGGTATTGCTAAACAAATAAGAGTATCTAACCATTGTAAATACACTGCAATAGCAGTAATAGGCATAAACGCATCATCGGGTGATGCATACCCGCGTTCTGGATCGAAATCAACCTCAATATCATAAAACGCAATATTTAATTTAGGCGCGTCGTGATTAAGATAGTTATCTGATAAGCATTTAAAAATTGGATTAATATCTGCTTCAAACAGCTTTTTATTACCGTGTATTGAAAGTTCTTTGCGGAACTCTTTTGTATTGTTACAAATTACTTTTGATACGGGGTCTCCGTAAATTGATTGATATTTCCCTTTCGGGTCTGTATAATATAATGTGTGTTTAACGGCAATATCTTTGTATTCCCGTTCACCTTTTGAATTTCTTTCTACAATTTTAATAACATCATTATCGCGATCAAACCATGCATCTACATAACTCATTCTGCACCTCTATCGCGATTAGTTGCATGATCATTAATCCATTCCATAAACATCGCTTCGTCGCGTTGTTTTGCAACTTCTTCTGATCCATGAACAATGACACTGCATTCACATCTTACTGTACATACTTCCGGACGGATGCATTCCGTACAGGTATTAAATTCTTCCATATTGTATTCTCTGTGTATGTGACTTGTGGCTCACAAATACCCTTTTGCAGCTTATGGCCTGCTTGCCGTTCCAGTTTACTACTTTTTAAATACGTTTTGTAATGTCTAAGATTGCTTCAACTTCTTCCCAATCTTCATTATGATCTTGCCAATTTCCTTTATGGGCTATCTTGATAGCCTTATTTATAACTGCAGGTTTGACTTGTAATTCTTCTGCTACTGCTTTTACAGTATCTTTTAAGCCAGCTTGTAAGTCTTCGACTTCACGTAAAACTAAAGAACCTTCGGTAATTAATTTTTCAAGTTTAGCTTTTTCTTCTGGACCGTATGCTCTACTCATTAGTACTTCTCCTTTGTGTTATAAAGTATATATTATATATTCGTTTACTCAGTATGTCAACTGGCATGGTAAAATGATCGTAAAAAAAGGCAGATGACTGCCTTTTTAGATAGTAGTCAGTTAAAGACCTGCGTTTTTTACTATATCAGTTATTTCTTGACTCACGTTAGGATCTTTTGATAATCCTTGAGCACGTTGTGCAAGCTGATTGAATTGATCCTGAATTGCTTTCATTTGCGCATTAAAATCAGCATCGGCATTAGCATTTGGCGTTGCAACAGGTGGAGCTGATGCATCAGGTACATTAGGCACGTCAGGTACATTAGGCACGTCAGGTACATTAGGTGTTGAGCTATGACTACTTAATTTGTGTTGTTGATAGTCTTCCCATGCTGCTTGGGTATGCTGTCCAAATTTCCCATCAACTGCTAATGATGCACCTTGACCATTTAAAAATTGTTGTAATTTTTCAACTTTTGGGTCATATTGTAATCCGGCGTGTGGTTTTGCATCGCCGCCATGGGTGTTAGAATTGTCCGGAACATCTGGAATTACTGGAGGTTTTTCTGAAGTTACTGGAGGTTTTTCTGAAGAAACAGGATCAGTCGGTTTCCATTCGCTTGTATTCCATTCAGGATGCGCATTTCCATAATCAAATGGATTAAGATACGATATTGGATTATCTTTACCCATATACAATCTGTCAGCTGATATAACGCCACCTGCACCGGCACCGATAGTTGTTGCTTTTCCAAAGTTAGCAGCAGTTTTTCCTGCATCTGATGCAAGTTCCCAATCTTTTGCTGCGCCTCTTGCAGGTTGAAAGAATGCCCCTCTCCCATAGTTTTTAATTCCGCCTATAGTACTACCAAGTAATCCTTCTTCTAAGTATTCTTGTTCAATAGTTTGCATATGAGCATGTAATCTATTTAATGGTTGGGTAGATTCTTGTAATATGGTAGATGCAGTAGATGATTCAATAGAATCTAATTTGTTTCTTAAATCTGCAATTGATTCTGCTATTGTTTTTGATTTCATTTGGTTACTTTCCTAAAATATATCTGTTAACTGATGTACTAATATCACCATTATTTGCACCTAACGATTTTAGGTATTGTTGAAATTCATTAGCACTAATTGATTTTGCGGATGGAGTCCGCTTACTAGACTGTGTATGCCCTTTTGGTGCAGTTCCAGTATGTCTATTATGCGGTACTGATTTAACAGGAGCAACTGGCGCAACCGGAGCTTCTGGTTTAACAGGTGGTGCAGTTTGCGATTTTTCAGTATTTGTAGCAGGTGGGGTATTAGTTATAGGTGAGGTATTAGTAACAGGTTCGTTTGAATTAGGATCGTTCCAATCACGATACAAATTTGCTAAATCTAATACTGTACCTACGCCTGTGCCAATTCCGGGTACTAATGATGCAAGTCCGGCAGCGCCGGAAATACCAGCTCCGAGGTAATCACCTTTCTTATACCTATCATATGCATCAGCTGCGTCATATGCAGTTAATGCACCTGGAACTAATCTAGCAGCTGTTTTACCTAAAAATTCCTTTGCACCTGTTTTAGCAAGTTTTTCACCTGCGCCAAGCCCTTTAGATGAAGATTTTGCAAGATCATCTACATTCATTCCGGATAATTTAGCAGCAGATGGTTTTGGTTCTGCAGATGGCCGAGTAAACGACCATTCTTGATCTTTTAAATCTTCATTTAAACCCATATTCTGCGCATAGAATGCGCTAGCTGATGACAGTGGGTGAGATTCATCAGCGTACCCAAAAGACTCTATAAGTGCATCCGCTAAACCTGCCGACTCATGCATACCTGCCATTGTTTGAGATGGGAATGTTGGAGTCATTTTAGCTGCAAGTGCAGATGGTGCATTTGATGGAAGAACTGGTTTATCACCAATCTCACTGCCCATTTTACTTGTTGCGTGTTTGTCGCGTAATGCTATCATTTGTTTAATAAGCTCACGTAGTTGATGCATTATATCGGCTAACTCATCGTGACGTGCAGAAATGCTTGAGCTTTGTTGCTGTAAGTTTGCATTAGCTGCATCAAATACTCGATTGTTATCAAACCAACCAGCCTGTGGAAGTTTTGCATTTTTTGGAAGTAATCCAGCTGCTGATAATTTTTCAGCTACTTCAAATGGTACTTCGTCATCCTCATCCCCATCATTAGATACATAATTTCCAGTAACTGGATCAACTAACCCTTCTAGTCCGTTTTGTTTAGCAAGCTCTGCTAACTTAGGAATGCGAACTTTGTCGTCTTGTTCGTATCCAGCAGTTAATGCAAGTATTGCTGAAAGGGTTAATGTTTCTAATAGAACGGGTTGGTCGATGTTATCTAATGTGGCTATTAAATTTCTAAAATTCATCGTCTGTCCTTTGATCATTTACAATTTGATCATAATTATCCATAGTTAATACGTCACCATTTGCACTTAATTTGATTAACATTTCAGTAACGTTATGTAAATCCATATCAGTTTGTGCATCTTCTCTAGCATATTCAAGTAAGCGAATAAGTAATGGAATATCTACTTTAACTACATCTTGAGGATTCTCTGCAGATTCTGGTGTTTGTATACCAGGACCAACTGGTTTAAAACCAGGTGAGTGACCAGGAACGGCGTTTTCGCCCATTACTTTGTATGCAATTTTTTGAGCATACTGCTTAATGTCAGCTGATTTAGTATAAAGAGCTGCTTCTTGTTCTGCAGAAGCTTCAGCCATGTATTGTTTAAGCAACGATGGCCTAGATGGTCGATTGTTAGATAGTTCGTCTTCAACCGGAGTTGCATAATGCTGCATTGCCATTTGAACAGGTAATGCAACTTTATGTGGTGACGATCCTTCTGTTACAATTGACATGAATTTTTTCATATCATCTGTGTTTTCTACAGGAGCAGATACTTTAACAGAATCCATTGCTTGTAGAATTTGTTTCATATCCATGATTATCTAATTACTCGTGAGGTAAGTTCTCTTAAACGGCTCAACTCAACTGATTCTTTTATGCATTCTTTTTCTTTTGATGATTTAATTGCGTTATCAACAGAACCTTTATGCTCTTCTTCACCAGTTTCAATTTTGCCATCTTTGTCGTAATCTTTTTTAGCTTTTTCTTTAGCAGATTCTTTAACAGTGTTTAATTCTGATCTAGCTTTATCTAATGCTTTTCCAAATTCTTTGCCGCCTTCTTTTTTAGCGTCATCTTTTTTAGCAAATGGGTTTCCACCTTTTTTATCAGCTACACTGCTTGGTTTTTTAACAGGAGCAACTGATTCGCCATAAACTGATCCACCATAGATGCCTTCTGTTTTAGAATCATCTTTTTTAGGTTTTTTAGGTGCATCTGAATCTGATTCGCTATCTTTAGATTTTTTAGCAAATGGATTTCCGCTGTCTTTTTTAGGAGCTTTGCTTTTTGGTTTGTCATCGTCACAATCACTATCGCTATCTTTAGATTTTTTAGCAAATGGATTTCCGCTTTCTTTTTTAGGAGCTGATTTTTTAGATTGTTCTTTTGTAGTTACAATCTCGTCATCCATTGCTTTCTTTTTTGGTTGTTCTTCTGCATCCGGTATACCGTTGCCGTCAGCATCAACTTTTGATTGAACAAAGTTACGTAAAATTCTATGTTTTTTTACTAATTTTTGAGTACGTTCTGGAAGTGGTTTTTCAACCATACCAGTACCGCCGCATTCTGCACATGTATGCGATACGCTTTCTTTAACTGTTTTAGTTTTATCAAGTTTATCAGCTTGGTCAATTTTAAGGGCAGCAAGTGATTTCTTTGCTTCCATTAATGCGTTTTTCATTTGTCTTTTTTCACTTTCTGAGTACATATCGCTATTCTCTATCTTATCGCCGTATTCGCTAAACTTCATTTCGTATTCTAGGTAATGGTAAACTGAAGAAATATAATCTGCAGC